ATGCCGGGGCCGAGGTGATGAATACGGTGTTGCCCACCACGTAGCCGTGGCCCACGCATGTGATCAACACGCTGTCGTAGCCGCCGATCAGGCCGGTGATGCTCTTCGACGACTGGAAATAGGTGTAGTTCGCGTTGAGCGAAATGGTCTGCCCAACCTGGCCGGCGCTCGACGGTGACAGGCCATCCTGCGGGCTGCCGGTGAGATTCCATTGCCCGGAGGGGATGTCCCGGCCACGTGCGAACGTCGAGGTGACGGTGACGGTGACGGTGCTCGGGTCGGTGTAGCCGGTGATCTTTGCGGAGCCGCCGCCGTAGGTGACGGTGCGGCCCACGTCCGACTTCAGGAAGATCGGGCTGAGAGAGGCAAGGGTGTAGCCGACACCCGGGGGGACGGGCAACGCAGGCGCAACGAACACCAGCGCGACCACGGGGTAGTGGCCCTGTTCCTCGAAGGCCGCCGTGATAAACGGCGTCACGCCCATGCCCCAGTTCAATTCACTGTAGCGTTGCAGGCGGTACGGGAAGACGCCCTCATGCACGAAGAATGCCGTGTCGGCCTTCTGTACGTAGTTGACGGCCTGAAGCTGGGCCTCGGTGTAGGGTGCGGCCACCTCATACGGGAAGCCGGACTCCATGAGCTGAGCGCGGTTGCGGAAGAAGCGGATGTAGCCTTCGCCCATCTCCAGCATGTACGCCTGGCCGCGGTTGTAGATGAAGTCCACGAGCCGCGCGACCTTCGTTTGCGTCTTGGTCGCGGCGATGAATCGGGTGCCAGGCCGGCGCTTCGCCCCGCCTTGAACCGTCAGCGTGCAGTTCTCCAGCCGCTTGACGCCGTTGTTGTACTTGGCGATGTCGAAACGGCCCAGGGCGATGGCCGGCGAAAGCTCGCCCCCCGTGAAATTCGTGGCTACGATGCTCGCCTTGCCCATTACATCCGCCCGTTCAGCAGGGTGAAGTCGTCGCTCAGCGCCTCGCTCGGGTTCTCCTGCGCGTCGATGGCACGCGCGGCTTTCGCCATGGCGTAATACTCGGACTTCAACTCATCGCGCAGGCTGGTGGATTGCGTGACCGGATAGGCCAGCTTCCACAGCATGCGGGCCGTCATCAGCTCCACGAGCTTGGAGTCCCACGTTTCCTCCTGCTCGTTGCGAAAGACGTAGACGATGGGGAGGACCGTGCCGCTGGCGAGGATCTTCCGGCCCTCCACCTTGAAGCTCTGGCACTCGGGCATGCCTACGTAGTAGTCGCCGACTTGCACCATGCGTAGGTAGTCGGACGGCAGCGCGAATTGGGACGAGAAACCGAAGGCCGGCGTGGTCGCCAGCGGCGCGAGGATGTCGCGCTTGACCGCGCAGTTCCAGTCGTTCTCGCGCAGGATGGAGTCGCGCTCTTGCGGGTAGAGGTTGGCGCACAGGCGGGCCAGGTCGCCAGGGCTCTCGAAGCTGCTGATGGGGGCCTTGCCGAGCTGCAGCAGCGCGTTTGAGCAGATCGAGATTTTTGTCGACATCAGCCTCTCCAGAAACGAAAAAGAGGGAACGCCCGCAAGCGTCCCCTCGGTTGCAGGGGCACGCCCTGGTTACGGTGCGACGTAATAGACGTAGACGCAGATCTGCTGGTTCGCGAGGCCAGCGGCGCCGCCGAACGTGAAGTAGATTTCCGCGTCCTCTGCCAGCACGTAGTCCTGACCCGTGATCAGCTTGGTGCCGGTGGCCGGCTGCGAGATCTGCGCTGCGTTGATTGCCAGCGCGTTCACAATCGCAGTCGCATCGATTGCCACCTTCGTCACGGGATTGCGCAGCCCCACGGACAGCGTGCTTGCTGCGGTGCCGGCGCCGTTGGACACGAGAGGCAGCCCAGACAAACGGGAGCCCTTCAGCAGCACAAGATCCGTGCCCGCCGTATCGTTCTGCGCCGGCTGGGCGTAGGCGGCGGCCATCGAGGCGACGGCAGTGCGGTCGCGATTGTGCGAAGCCGCAGGAGCCTTGGTGCCGGCGATCTGCGAAAGCCGGGTGCGGGTGACGTTGATTTCAGGCATGGTGTTTCTCCGATGTGGTCGCTGTGATTACTGGAAGGAGATCTGAACGACCTTCTTCTCGTCCTGGCGGCCTGCGGCATAGCTGCCGGCCATCGACACTTGCATGCTGTTCTTCTTGTCGGCGCGCTTTGCAACGTCGCCTTCTTCGAAGCCCATGCCGAAGTGCAGCGCATCGCGGCTGTAGGCAGCGGTGGTGTGCACGCCACCAACGACCGTGGTGCGCTCGTAGGGAATCCAGGTGAAGCCGAGCCACTTGCCCGCGACGTTGCCGTCCTGGATCATCTTGCCGGCCATGTAGTCCGCGCTCGTGAGCGTGGTGTCGCTCAGGATCTGGGTCATGGCGAGCGAGTCCCACAGGAAGAACAGCTCTTCGTCGTCGGTTTCGTTGGCGCGGAAGATCGAGCGGGCCTGGATGATCTTGGCCTTGGTGAGGCCAGTGCCACCAGCAGCGATGATCTGGCCGGCCGGCAGCGTGTACGGGCCGGTCGAGCCGTCCACGGAGCTGATCGAGCCCAGGGCAGCCGCGAAGATGATGTCGTCGATCTTGCGGTTGCGCGCGGCAACGAGCTGCTGCATGTATTGGCCGCCCGTCACCGGGTTGACCTTCATCTTGGGGATGTCGGCGCGGTCCAGCGGCAGGGCCTTGAAGAAGTCGCGCATCGGCACGGTGCGGGCCGTGTGGTCGATGTCGGACCAGATCGTGTCACCGTGGCGGGTGAGGTTCTCGTCCATCTCGACGGAGCCGAGGTTGTTGATCGTGAAGCTCGCGCCCTCGATGGTGCCGCGGTTGAACACGGTGCCACGGAGGCGGGAATCTTTTTGCTGGGCCAGCAGGCGCAGGTCTGCGTCGAACTGCGTGACGAACTGACGGGTTACGGTATCGCTCATGAATCACTCCTGAAGTTTGGAACTGGTGTTCGCCTTCAGGTGATCCCTTGCGGGGCCTGCATCGCTGGCTGCTGCGGGCTTGGCGGTGATCTCGCATGCCACTGCGAGGCCGTGGCAGCAATGTCCGTTTTAGCGATGCCGGAATCCCGGCTGGATGAGACGCAAAAAAGCCCGCGCAGCTTTCACTGGCGGGCCAAGGTCGATTGCTCAACCAAGGAGACTCGCACTCAAATCGGAATGTCTTTGCCCTTGCCTTCGCGTGCGGCCAGCGCATTCGCGCGGTCCGTCACCGTCTTGTGTTTCGGATCCTGGGGGTTGCTGTACGCGGCCCAGTTCTCGGCGACGTACTCGGAGCGGGTCTGCGCGCCGCCACCAGTGCCGCCATTGGCCGCGGCCGGCGTGGCGTCTTCCTGCATCTCGGGAGCAAGCGCGGCGAACAGGCGGATCGCCACCGGGTTGTTGCCGATGGCCTTCTCCACCTCGGCGAACGGGATGCCGGCCTTGTCCGCCACCAGGCTGACCACGCGGAACGATTCCTTGATGTTCGCGTCGTACTGTTCTTTCCAGGCCCCCTTCAGAGCTGTCACTGCGGTATCGACCGTCTCGGCCTGGCCGGCGTTCACCAGTTCGGGCGCGAGCGTGGCCCACTTGCCCATGACGGCCTCGTATTGCTTGGGCGTAAGGCCCATGTCGAAGGCTTCCTGGCGGAATGCCTTGGCGCCGGCCTCGTCGAGTTGCAGGCCCTTGAACACATCGGTGTCGGGCAGCTTGTACTCGTCGGGGGTCTTGGGGCGGATGTCGCCGGTGCCCATGCGCTTCTCGAGCGCGCTGCGGTGCTCGTCCACCTTGCGGATGGTCGCAGCCAGGTCGAGTTCTCCGTCATCGCCCTTGACGCGGAACTTCTCGGGGATGGCCTCGGGCGTCCATTCGCTGCCACCGCTCAGCGCCGAGCTTGCTTGATCGCCTCCTGCGCCTGCTGCCGCGCCAGCGCCCGCCGCTGCGCCCGGTTGACTGGCCGCGGCTCCTGCACCACTGGCGGCGCCAGCGGCTCCGGGATCTGCGCCAGCACCGCCGCCAGCCGCTCCCGCAAGATCGTCCATGTAGACATGCTTTTCTCCGAAGTTCATTCGTCGTTCTCCTGGGTGTCGGGCACGTTGTTGGCCCTGTTGATCATCTGAATCATGTGCTGCACCACGCTGTTCTGGCCCATGCGGTGGTACGTCTTCAGCACAGCATCGATACCGCCTTCGACCGATGCAGGCTGGCTGAAGCGCTGCACCATGTGCTCAAGGATGGCCGCGCCTCGCTTGTCCACCTCGAAGATCTGGCGGTACAGCTCGGCCCACTGTTCGGGCGTTGTCTCGCGCGTCATGTCCCCGTCCCAGTGCTGTCGATGTCAAGGATGGTTGGCATGGGCTAAGTGGGCACGCCCATCACGTCATATGTCACCGCGATGCGAAGCACCCCGGCAGTGAAATCGGCGGTTTTCGCTGTGACGATGAGGCCCGTGCCCACGTTGGTGTATCTCGGCCCGTTGTCTACTTCGGCTTGAAGCATGTTTCGCGAGTCGAAGGTGCTATCCACAGCGGTAAGGGAAAGATCTGCGTACCGAGTCAGGCCGCCTGTGACACCAACCTGGAACCCGGACGCCCCGGTGATCGCGGTTTTCACGCGGCCAGATACGCCGCGGATCAGCGAGCCGGCCGGGATGAAGTTCGCGCTGGTCACGCTCGGGCCGGTCAGCGTGATGTCCCGGATGACAGTCTTCGTAACAACCCCGGCATTCGCGACCTTGGACTGCACGAACGTCGCGTTCGTCGTCGGCTGAGCGGAGCTGGACGTGTCCGTATTGATGAACCGGTACTGCGAGGTTTCACCAGCGAATGAACTGGTTGCAGACATGCCAACGCAGTTCACGAACGTAATGGGGGCTGTCGTGTTCGACAGGTACTCCATGGTGTAGCCGGTGAAGTTGCTGTCCTCGACGCGCACACCATCAGTGAGGCCTGGGACCACGCAGTACAGGGCGCGAGGGTTACCCCCAGAGCCCGTGCGCATGTTCGCGCGGATGCGGAAGTCCGAGATGGTGCCGAAGTGCGCGCCAGAGGCAATCGTGTTGATGTAGAAGTCGCCCCCAACGGTCGGGCCTGCGACGGTCTGCGCGCTGCGGTCGCAATTGACGGTCACATCGATTGACTTCATGTAGATGGTCGGCTCCCAGTCGAACGGGTACACACCTGGCAGCGCAGCGTTGACCGCCGAATACAGGGCGAACGGCGACATCGTTGTTGCAATCGTGTTCGTGCCCGTGAGGGTGGATTCAATCTTGATATTGCTGTATACGGTGCCTGGGTCCACGCGGCTCAGAGAAATCGCGCACAGGTACGAATTGGCGATGAAGATCGTGCTTCCGAGATCGCGCACCTTGATGTCCACATCGGAGCATCCTCGGGACGTGCTAGCCCCATCCCTCGCGTCCGACAGGAGAACTTGAATCGGCGCGATGTATTGGTCTTTGCACAGCACGGTTCCGCGCAAGCCCTTGATGCCTGCGAGGTATGCCGCCCGGTGACTGGACTCGGCCACGATGTCCATAACCACGTTTTCGGCCAAGTAGTGCGCCAACGGGTAGCCGCACTCAAAGGTCCGAAGCTTCGTGTAGATGTTCTTGTTGTTGCCGAGGCTCGCGGTCGCGTAGTCGCCGGAGCGAATGCCATAGCGCAGGTACTTGAGCTGCGCATCGACGGAGATGTTCGTGCACCCGTTCTTCAGATTGAGGAACGTGGCGCCGCGATAGCCGATGCCAGTCGTTGCATTGCTCTTGTCTGCAATCGGAGTTCCCTCGAAATCCACCCCTGTGATTGAGACGAAATGCGTGGCATCGCCGCCATAAACAGCAGTTACCGTGTCGAGCGTGTGGGTCAGCGGGTCATAGATCACAGCGCCACTGCCCTTGATCACAATCCCGGTTTTCCCAGCAAGGTTGATCAGGGTTGATCCCTCAGTGAGGGACACCTTGTACCGGCCGCTTCCGTAGTCGAAGTTCGAGTGAGAACTGGCGTGCATGTTCACGAGCGCAGTCGTGTCGTCAGCCACGCCATCACCAACGGCCCCGAAGTCGTAGGGGGAGGCGAATTCCCGCAATTTGGCTTGGGAATCGCGCAGCACTGCGCCGGTTCCAGATTGCAGGAATCCAACCAACGCCAAGCCACCGGAAGCGGCAAGAGTGGCCGAAGTAGGCCGAGCATCAAGGTCGGCTTGCACTGTGCCTGTGGGGGTGCCGATCTTGGTTGCACCGTCTGCGGCGGCGGCTTCGGTCTTCTTCAAGGCCGTGGCGTCATTGCTCGCAGCCTCGAACCTGGCGCTCAATCCGGTGCCCTGCTTCAGGAACACTACTTCGTCATCGCTGCGGATGATGGCGGTTGCGGTCGGGAACTCGTTCGAGCCTGCTGCGATGCGCGCGTTCAGTGCCGTGATCTGTGCGCCGGTCAGCCGCGGCAGCGGGTCACGCTCATCGACGACATCGGGCTCGACGGACCAGCCGCTGGGAGTGAGAGTAGATGCCATGTCTATGCCGCCACGGAGGCGTCTATTGCAGCGGTTGCCGCTTGTTGCTGGATCTGCTCCCGCTGCACCTGTTTCTGTGCGGCCTGCTTGTTCTTGGCGTCCATGTCGCGCTTCTCGGCCAGCTCGTCGGGGCCGCGCAGCAGGTTGCCGGGGACGCCCAGGGCCTTGCCCTTCTCGTACATGGCTGGGTCAACCTTCACGTTGTCGAGCACGGTCATGTCCTGCGTTGCACCGGCCAGGGCCAACAGGCCGGCCAGGAAGGAATCGATGGCCGTGACCTCTTCCATCTTCTGGCTTCGGGCGAGCGGGCTGATGTAGCGCACCACGTAGTCGCCATTGAGCAGGCCTTCGGGCACGGGGCCGAGGGCCGCGGTGAGCGCGCCAGCACGGAATGCGATGTTGAAGCAGCGCTCGATGAGCACCTGGAGGAATTCGGACTGGAAGCGGCCTACCAGGGGCGCCATGAGTTGGCGGATCTGATTCATATCGCGCGCAATCTCGGTCGCGCTGCGCACCGGCCCGCCCTGAGGCGTGAGCATGTCGGCAAGCAAAGCGCGGCGGATCGACTGGCGCAGCTGATCGGCCTTGGAGAAGGCGACGTTGAAGTTCGCCCCGGTCTCCAGCGCGGCCATGCTCTCCAGCGAGGCCATGGCGATGACCTTGCGCGGGCCGATGCGGATGGTCTTGGGATTCAGTACGCCGTCATCGACAACCTTCCACATGCCGCCCACGGCGATGTCCAGGCTCATCAGCTCGAGGCGGATGATGTCGTTCAGGGTCTTCACGTCCGGCAGCACGTTGGAGCCCAGGCCGGTGGCATAGGGCGTGCCGGGGATCAGGCGCCAGCGCGGTACAGCGCACGGGAACTCGTGATAGCCGGACTCGCGCACGATGTGCTTCTTCTGGCGCTCCATGTGGCAGGAGCGGAAAGGCAGGTTCTTCGCCAGTGCGGCGCCGTATTGCCCGTCACGGCGCGGCTCGATGGCCCACAGCATCTCGACCTTCTCGGTCAACTTGCCATCGCTGTACTTCTTGGCCGTCTCGTCGCTCACCTTGTCGATGCCGTATTCGGCGACAACCTGCTCGACGGTGGGCGAGAACACGCGGTAGATGGTGTCCACACGGCCGGCAGGCTTGCTGCTCGCCACATAGCACTGGAACAAGGGCCATTGCTCGAAGTTGAAGCCACCAGCGGGGCGGCCTTGCTCGTCCCTGCCCTCGTCGATGTAGAGCACGAACCAGCCTGCGGGCACGATGTCGCTGTAGCACTCGCCGGCCACGGCGGTGAAGCCTGCGGAGTGGATGTGCTCGAAGAGGAAGCGTGCGGCGCCGTCCATCCAGGCGGTGGCCTGCTCGTCCTGCTGGCCGGCATCGAGGCCGAACCAGAGGGAATTGTCGGGGGTCATCCAGCTGGCGATGTTGGACTTCAGCACCTCGGCACTGTCGATGGCCGTCGAGTCGTAGATGCGGGCGCGCTGGGCTTGAGCCTGCGTGCCGGCTGAGTCCTGAACACCACTCTCATACCAGCCAATGGCGCGCTCGGGCGCGAGGTAGCTGAACACCTCTTGCCATAGCGTCTCGTTCGGTAGCCGTTGCGTCCGCAACTGGTCAAACCGTCGCTCCAGTTGCTGGGCTGCTTCGGACATCACGCTCCTTGCGGTTGTTCGGGCTTGACGGAGATCCAGTCGCTGAAGGCCGCGATGGGCGTGCGCGTCTGGTTGTAGAAGGTGACGATGGAAGGCTGCGTGTCGAAGCTGTGCGCATCGACCTTGTGCGTCTCGCCGTTGTTGAGCATGACGACGAAGTTCATCAGGCACCCAAGGTGGTCTTGCCGTAGCTCAGCGCCGAAGTGGTGCCGGCGCCGGTTGCAAGCGCGCTCTTGCGCTGGGCATCACGCCGAGCCGCCGAGTCCGCATTCGCCTTGCTGGCTGCCTCTGCCGCTGCGTCTGCTGCCGCTTTCTGCGGATCGACGCGAGGGGGCGCAGGAGCCGGGGCCGAGCCTCCGCCGCCGCACATGATCAGAGCGCCTTTTCGCGGTCGGTCGGGTGAACGAGGGGGACGAACCAGCCTTCCTTGGTCAGGACGGGCATCTTTGGGTTCGTCTTGAGCACCGCGGCCATCTCGGGCAACTCGACCTTCTCGGCCGGTGCGGTTGCGATCTGGTTGCGGGCCAGCGCCTTCATCGTCAGGCGCATGTCGGCGATGTCGCGAGCCTGCTGCTCGACCTGGGCCTTGAGAATCTCGTTCTCGGTCATGCCCTCGGTGATGAGGACAGCCGAGGCCGCGGGGCCTGGCGTGTCGTCTTCGGGTGGCGAGGGATCGGTTCCGGGGGTGACTGCAGCGCGACGGCCCATGGTGCGGCTCCTGAAGGATTGAATGGGGGACGCCGCACTGTCCCCCGCCTTCATGCCGGAATCCCGGCAGTTCATCCATAGCTACGGCAGGGTGACCAGTGGTCCCCGTCTCCAAGCTGTCCGCGCTTCTGTCGGTTCCAGCCCCAAGTGCCAGGAGGGATGCATTGCCTCGGCCCGCGTGCTATTGCCAGTCACGTTCACACGGTCCTTGTCGCAGTCGCTACACCAACGCTGCGTCGGCTCGGGTTGGTTGTGCCCATGCCGGTGTTTCTTGGGTTCGGCCCATGCAGGCCAGTTGCTGACGCGCCCTGACGCCCATGAGCTAGCCCATGGAAGCGTCAGTTTCAGAAAGAGCCCAGCCCGAATCCCGGCTACCTGAAGCAGGCTGCGCTCATGATCTGGCTCGTCTTTCGCGGGATGTCCTCTCGGCTCTTACCCGTCACCACGCGCCACAAGGCAATCATCCGCTCGCCGTCAACGTGGCCCGGCTCGGCGTCCCGGTTCTTCCAGTCCTGCACAGTTGATCGGCCCACACCGATAGCGGCCGCGACAGCCGCATGGGTGTACCCGCTCTTCTCCATCATCACGATCACATGCCACCAGGACACGCCGGGAATCTCGGGGATCTTTGTCATAGGCTGCGCTCCATCTTCGGATTGACATGCACATGCACCTCAATTCCGCCTGCGTTGTCGGTGGCGCTTGGCAACCAATTCACACGTGCCGAGAATTTCTCCCACCACGCATCCATTGCGAATGACTCAAGTGGCGACTCTGGCCGAAGGACAAGAATCCCATCCGCGCTGATCTCGACTTTCATACGTGGTCCTTTTTACCCGGGTGAAATAGAATGGGCCAAAACGCGCACGCGGGCGAGGGTCGAGTGGGCGGGCGCATCAACCGCATGCCTGCCTCACCGTCTCATTGATCGCTTCAAGCTCGGACACCTTGCGCAGCTTCCAGCGCAACCGGGTGCCGTGCCATCCCTCGGGCCCGCGGTGACAGGCGGCGCACAGCGGCATGGAGGCGAACCACAGACCTTGCTCGGGCTCGTGAACCTCGCTGGGCCCTGGCGCGTCACACACGATGCAGTTCATGGCGGCCACGCGCGCGATGTGCTCGGCCTCTGCCTTGGTGGGCTTGGGCTTGTTTTTAGACTGCATGGACGGCTCCAATAGCCACGAGCGCTTCCGCCGACGACTTCACAACGTGCACAGGGCATCCCCACGCGGCATGCCAGCGCACTTGGTCTTCCGTGAGCGTCCGGGCCGAAGGCGGCTTGGAGCCGTCCTTGACCTCCAGCAGGTACATGGCATCGCGGAACGACACGAGCAGGTCTGGTACGCCCTTCCCGATGGCGGCGAGGCTTTGAACGGTCGCGCCAGCAGCGCGCAGGGCCGACACAACCTGGTCTTGGTTGGCGTCCACCTTGGCAGCGCGCCTCATGCAGCCCTCCGCAGCCAGTCCGCATGAGGTCCACAGGTGCGGCGGTAAATGCCGTCACTGCCCGGGCCACCGCAGGTCGCACCCTTGAGGCAGCCTTCGATCTCGCACAGATCAATGAACCCCTCCGTCGATTTGCAGGACGGGCAACCGATCAGTTCGTCGTTGGCATCGAATGGGCTGGGCGCGCGCAGAAGTTCGGATTCGACCGAGACGGCCGCACAGAACTCGCATTGCCACTTACGGTCTTTCTTCATGCCGATTCCAATTCATAGAAGGTGACGCCCAATTCCGAAGCCGCATACGCCTCGACCTTCGTGCAGAACTCCGAGAATTCGACCGTCGAAAGCGCCGTGCTGCTCTTCCCGATCACGTCCCCATTCGGCAACTGCTCCACGCCTATGAACATGCGCTTGAACTGCTCGTGCCATGTCTCGGTGCTGTAGAGCCGCCCATTGATCGCTGCCTGTGCTGCGACCTGGGCGAGCACGCCGTTTCCCCAATACCTTCTGTTCTGGGCCTTGGTGCGCTTCCGTGGGCCGATGGTCAGCACCCAGCGGTGGCCGCCCTGGAGGACTTGGGCAAGGAATGGAAAGACCTGGCCCTTGATCTCGGCCCAGGCTTGGGGCCGATTGTGCAGCTCAATGGTGAGGCGCTCGGTCATGCCATCACCTTTTCCCGCTTCGCCACCGTCTCAGCCGGCGCCTGGTTGAACTTCCCGAATCGGCACATGTTCTCGGGCGAGAACGAGCGGCCCGGGTTCTGGTTGGCATTGAGCGCCCGACACTTCCCATACCCGTAAATGCGCAGTGGTGAGTCCTTGAGGGACCAGTTGGAGCAGTTGAGGCAGTTCATGGCATTACCGCCTCGATCACGTCGCCACACCTGGTGCAGCAGGTATGCACGTACTCGGTACGTGTCATGGAGTCAATCACACCCATGATCGCTCTTGAGCTTCCACGCTCAACAGACAGATCTTCGAGGGCTGGCGGATGCCTGTTGAACACTGGTTGGTAGTTGTGTCCGAACAAGCGGCCGAAGATGCCTTTGCATTTGTTCATGGCATCGATCCCCATGCGGATTGCAGCGGGTGGCGCGTCTCGATGGCCCGGGAAACGATGGAATCACGCGCCAGCTTGGCGTCCACCAGCTTGTGGATGAACCCGGATTCCGTCTTTCCGGCCTCTGCGTCCCGGGCCTCGCGCGCTGCGATGCGCTGCTTTGCCCTCTGCGCGGCTGCGCGCCTCTCCCGCATCTTGAGGTTCTGCTTGTCGAGCTTTTCCCGCTTCGTCTGCGGGCGCCAGGCGGCGCGCTTGGCACCGCGTTCGGTTACCGTGTAGCGAACCGGCTCTGCTTTTGATAGCCCATGATGCAGGAGCGAGGTGAAGGCGTTGTGGATCTTCTGGCGCGGTTGCCCGGTCAGCTCCATGATTTCCGAAACGCTGCGCGGCTTCTTGTCCGCGAGGATCTTGATGATTTCGAGGGTGAGCATGGTCAATCCTCCGATCAATAAGCCTGGTAAGCGCCATGCGGACGCTCGCCGAGGTAGTAGATGTGGCCCGTCTCAAGAAGGCGGGAGATGGTTTGGCGGGCGGTCTTGTAGGGCCAGCCGGTGATCACCACGAATTCGCTCAGTTGCAGCGGGCCGAGACGCAGGAGTTGGATTGCGGCATGGCGGCGGGTCATTTTCTGTGCTCCGCAAAAATCTTCTTGAAAGCCGACCGGTCGAACATGCCGACCGCAGCATCGAACACATGCTTTCCAGGAACAGCGCGTTGTTTACGGCTGATCGGATGACGCTGGCAGATCTCGCGCACTCGCCTCTGGGCGTAGCTGATCTCCATTTCTTCCTCATCGAATTCCGTCGCGCATTCGCTGCCGGTGAGGCGATAGACAGTCCAACCCTTCTCCCGGAGCATCAGGTCGCGGGCTGCGTCCTTCGCCTTGTCCAGGTGGTACGCACGTCCATCGCACTCAATAGCCACCTTGGCTTTCGGATTGCCGAAATCGACGAATACGCCAGCAACTGGGTATTGCGGATACATCACAGCTCCTTCCGCTCGTAGGTCGGCCCATAGCCATTCCTCAATCGGAGTCATGCGCAGCAACCCGCGGTTGTCCCACTCGTAGGGGTCAAGCGCCCATTCATCGGAGCGCTCGGCCATGATGTCCGCGTGCCGCTCCTTGTAGAACTCGACGATTGCGTCCCAGTTGTTCATGCGGCACTCCCTTCAAACATTCGATCAAGGCGCAACAGCGCCGCAGCCTCATCGCCGCCTGCTTCGCCAACCGCGGCGGCAATGGCTTGCTTCAGCCCGTCCAGGGTGGGCGGCAGCGGCACGTAGCCAGTCGCGCGGCGGGTCTTCCTGGCCTCGTGCTTTTCGATGATGGCGCGCGCCTGTCGGGCGTATTGGCTGCGCAGCGTGTCGCTCATGCCAATGGCGTTGTCGACGCGGTAGACC